AATTTGAAACAATTCAAATGAAGTGAGTGAGTGGACGGTGGCCTGTTAATTCAACTTCGCGCGCCTTATCTCACTCCATATTGCACTCTTTCCTTTCTTAAAAGAATAAAATATAAATGTGAAATTAATATATTGTTTAATAATAAAATGAGCGAACTAACAAATGTAGAAGAGTGCCCTGTGTGTTTTGATGAACTTAATGATCTTAACACTTCTACTGGGAAACAGTGCCAACATAAATTGTGTTCCATTTGTTTTGATAAACTAACCCATTCAACTAACAAATGTCCCATGTGTCGCGCTTATTTAATTTCCAAACGAGGCTTTAAGCGAATAAAGAAACGAATGGAACTGAGTAATTATCTAAATATGATTTTAGAAGATATATTTGCAGATCATGTTAGATCTCAGCATCACAATAATGAAGTTTTATTACAATCACGAGCACTAGTTGGAGAACTTATCTCATTTATTATTTAAATAAAAATTAAATTCTTAAGAAAAAACTTAAATTTTCCGTTGGTGATAGGATTTTGTTGAAAACTTAATTTTTCCGTTGGTGATAGGATTTTTGGAATTTTTTTGAAATACTTTTTTAAACATATAATAAAACAATATAAAGACAAAAATTTATATTAAAGTGGGGAGAAAAACTTTTGTTGAAAAAAAAATTAATTGAAAAAAAAAGTGGCGTTTTTGCGGCATTTGCAATTTCTCTATAAGAAAAAAGTAAATCCCGCAAATCCGCCACCTTTTCCAAGTAAAGCAATGTGAAACAATTCAAATGAAGATAGGAAGAGGACGGTGGCCTATAAATAAGAAACAACAATTACAAATTAATATATTTAGTAAAACAGCTTTAAAAAATCTATCGTTAGTATATAGATGACATACAGCAAGGCAGCGATTGATAAATACAGAATTGCACATCCAGAACCTCAACGTCGTGCAAGTCTCAAATACAAATATGCTAACATTGAAACTGTTAGAGCTCACAATTTGTTATGCCAACAAAGAAAGCGTCTTGCAGTTAAGGTGCTCAAAGACGCATTTAAGGAACTCAGAGACATGGATTTATTTACAATTGATGTAAGTAATCACATGCCTCAGTAACATTTTTATTAAATTTTTAATGCCTACATCAAAATTTAATATATATTGAATTACAATTTAAAAAGAATTTCTCAAGGTAATATATAAATGACAGACATTAAGGAAATTACTCTATGGAAAACGCAATTTTGGAAGAACACTTCGGCTAATGGTGGATCACAGGCAGCTTCATTTAAGGCACTATTTAACAATGCCGACATGGTTCCAATAAAATCATGGACAAAAAAGGATGGTCAATTATGGGGAATTAGCACTCCAGATAACCTTTTAAAACTGTGCGAAAAGAACAAAGGCATATATGAAATGTTGCACAAGTATCCGCAAAAAGTGTATTTTGATATTGATAAAACCGTTCCTGTAGAAGGATTGGATGATCCGCTTTATTTAGCAAAATGCAAACGAATTATTGAAGATATTTTTCCTGACGGAGATGCAGCTGTTTCTGGATCAAAAACTTCTGAAAAAGAAAGTTATCACATTATTTTGAATAACTACGTCATGAACTCAGAAGCCGATAAAACACATTTGAAAATGATTATTAAACATATTCATTCTAACATTGATAATTCGTTTGACATCAGTGTATATGGTAAGGCAAGAGCAATGAAATGTTTCAATCAAGGCAAACACACGGATGAACGCATTCAATTAATAATTGAAAATGATAACCACAAAAAACATCTTATCACTTGTTTTTTTAATCCATTTGTAAAGCCACTGCCTGTTATAAGTGAAGAAGTGCATGAAACAATTCTAATTGAAAAATCAAAATCCACTTTTGACATTGGAACTTTGCCGAAAATGAATTTGTCTGTTCCAGAAGGAATAGAATACAGAGAATTGGAGGCAAATGATATTTTAAAGTTATTGCCATTGAATGAAAACGATTTTGATTTTGAATACATACACTTGGTAGCTAGGTTTTGTTTTTATAACAAAGTATCATTTGATCAATATTTATCTTGGCTTAAAAATAAGCATCCTAATTTGATTAAAAATGAAAAGGGTCTTAAGATGTGGGATGCTCTCCACAAATTTCCAGAAGTTTCTATTGATCGCATGAAAAAGCTATTGTGTTTTTTCTACAAGCACCTAAAAAAGGATTTGTCATACAGAGACTTTGCAGACACATTCAATATTCCTGCTGACAAGATAGTTCCAATTGAAACCATTGACCAAACTTGTTTTAAAGGAGCTGAAAAATATTCATTATTTAATGTAGGAATGGGAGGCGGTAAGACTGCTCAGACTATTGATTATTTAGCTGGACAACAATCATTTTGTTGGATCGCTCCAAATAAAGCATTAGGATCAAATACATTGCTCCGTTTAGAAGAAAAGGGTATTGAAGTAACACACTATGAAACTGTCACAACCAAAGATAAAAAACTAGGTAAGCTTGCTGAGTGTAACAAATTAATTTGCTGCTTAAATTCCATACATTATTTAAATGATAGCACGTTTCGCATTATTGTTATTGATGAAATTGAAACAGTAATTGATAGATTTCTGGGTGATTTTATTGGTAAAAATAGCCCTGATCCTGCCAAACTCAAAGCTACTGTCTGGAATAAGTTAATTCAGTTGCTGTGCTCTGCAGACAAGGTTATTCTGCTTGATGCATTTATCACAACTAAGACTATTAACTTAATCAATGAAATAGAAGGTCTGAACTCACTTAAAATTTATTCTCGCATTTATGAACCTACAACTAGAACAGTAAATTATTTGCCTAACTTTGAAATGGCTCTTGCTGAAGTCATTACTAAAATTAGAAATGGAAATAAAATCTATATTTTCTATCCGTATAAAAATGATAATAACAGGTATAAGGGAATGGAAAATATTTGTAACCTTATTAGGGCAGAAACTGGTAAAAAGGGAATAGCTTATAATGCTGATACAGATGATACTGTAAAGGCTCAGTTAAAAAATGTTAATTGCTCTTGGAAAGATCTGGATTTTATTGTAATTAATAATATTGTCACGTGTGGCGTCAATTATGAGAACTTGGATTTTGACTACAAATATTTGTTTATTGCACCTCACAATACACCAAGAGATATTATTCAAGTTAGTTATAGAGCTAGATATTTAAGCACTGGTATCATTAATATTTGTTACATGGGATCCATGAATTCTACTAATACATGGTTAAACGATTGCAAAGTAATGAAGTGCAAAATTTATAATTCGCTTTATAGCTCTATGCTTGTTGAAAAGAAAGCTCCTATTAAAAGAGCATTTCAATTATTCTGCGTGAAAGCACATTATAAACAAAAAACAGATATTAAAGTCATTAATGAAGCAGTTAAACAAGAAATAACTGACTTGTTAGAAAAACAAAATTTTGGTTACAATTTTAAATCCATTCCAACAGTTGATTTTTCAGAGGTAGAATTTATACAGCAACAATGCTTTGCACAAGAAGCTACAATGCTTGAAAAATTGGCTCTACAAAAGTATTATTTCATTAATTCATTCGTTGATGGTTCAATGGATTGTGAAGATGAACATGGAAATAACATTATGGAAATGGCATGGAATGAGCAGTATCTTTTTTTTTTTGAACAATTAAAATATGTGCTTCTAAATGAGAACTGTGTGTTTAATAAAATAATGAAATTAAATAAATTAGAGACCATCTTTCCTTCCGATATTAAGAAAACCAAACTGAACAAAGAAATTATAGATCAAATATTTACTGAGTTCAGTTTCAAATTTATTGATAAAACTTCCTCTGCATTTAAGATCATAAAAGAGATATACAATGTGTATTTTGGTAAAGCTCTCATCAAAACATTGATCAGTCCTGATAAACATGCAACATATTTTTTAGCTGATGAACAAATAGTGTATTCATTTTTTTATTTTGCCAAAGCTAACTTGATCTTGGATAAAACTTTGAACCTAACTTTTAATAACTGCCAAGCGGATTTGTTGGATGATTGTATTGAAATATAATTCCATGTAGGTAATTTTATGTAGGCAACTGTTTTCATTAATGCTCCAAAAATAGGCATATTAATGAAAGGCTAAAAAAAAGTGGCGTATTTGCGGCATTTGCAATTCTCTATAAGAAAAAAAGTAAATCCCGCAAATCCGCCACCTTTTCAAAAATGAAACAATTTGAAACAATTTAAGTAAAGTGAGTGAGAGGACGGTGGCCTATAAATAAGAAACTAAGTTATAACTTAAACAATATAAAGGCAACACCTGCTAATCTATAATGGACACACTAGACAAAAGAATGCAGGACATGATAGCCATGCAACCGCAGTTACAGCAAATGTATTATGATCAGCAAAAGGTGAAACGCATTGCATACAACAAGAGCATAGCAGAGAAAAAATATTACGGCAATTCAAAAGAATACTGGCAGACATGGAAATATATGAAATCAAAAGAATAGCGAATTATGACAAAATAATATTTATCTTTAGCTAATATAAATGGAAACAGCCCAAGAAAAGTTAACTAGGATATTACAACAGAATTCTGCAAGACAGCGTAAGCATTATTTAAAAAATGCAGACAAGCTCAAAAGTAATAGAAAATTGAAATACAAAGCAATGACTGATGCATTGAAAGCGAATACAATTCAGCCGCCAGATTTGTATGAAATACCTGAACAGCCAGCCCAGCAAACTAGAAGGGGAAAGAAACCAGCTGAAGTTACTTGGCCAAGACCATACAATCCTAGATTGCAGTATAACACTTATCAACAAATTATTGCCCTGATACCAGCAGCAGACGTGAAGCAGTATGGCTCACAGATTAAAACCCTGTTTCAAATATTGGATGATACAACCCAGTTTAAAAAAACAATTCAAAATGCCCAGACCGTAATAGATGCAATCAAGAATAGTAAAAAAAAGGATGGCACAGCATACAGTAAGAATAGTCAAAAAGCATATATGCAAGCTCTATTAAAGCTTATAACTCAATTAAATATTCCAATTGATGAGGTAAATGCAGCAAAATATTTATTTCAATTTAATGTTTACAGGCTAGACAGTAGTGATGTAACAGCACATAAGAAAGCAACAGAGAAGTTTATGAAATTTGTAAATTATTTGAAATTAGTGGAAGACCATTTTGGAGCAGACAGCAAAGAATATTTAATGGCAAAGATGTATGATGAATTCACTCTACGTGACGACTACTGTTTAAAAATAGTCCACACTTTAGCTGAGACCAAAAGCGAGTTACAAAATTTCTTGGTCCTACCAGAATCGGAAGCAGAACCATTAACATTGCAAATCAACCAATACAAAACAGTAAAGAAATATGGGAAAATTACAGAAAAGCTTTCAGATGGCTTATCACAAATAATAAGAGCTTACATTACCAAACATAAAATAGCATATGGTTCCAATTTGTTTGGCAAATCCAAAACAAACTCAACCTTTGTAAGCGACTTTAATAAAAAAATGGGATTGACGGGTTACTCAATAACCAAGTATAGAAATATGAAAAGCTCAGAAATTCCGTTAGTTGGCTCAAACGATGAGCGCGTGAAAATTAGTGAAAAGATGAAGCACAGTCCAGTAATGAGCTTGCACTATATCCGCACTCTATTGGATTAAGTTTGTGATTGTTTATTGGGTTATAAACCAAATAAATAATCTTTTTCCGTTATACATCCGCTTCAATACTTCAGCAACCGGTTTCTAATCTCTTCAATGACAGTCTCGCGGATTTTTGAGATATACATGTGACAAAATCCACAAAAATGCTTGTATGTAATTTCCTCCTTACCTTCTATCATTTCAACTTCTTTAAACAGCATAAAAACTTTGCTCAAGGGGATTGATTTTCTGCAACAGGCACATTTCATTTTCTCTTTCAGGGGTAGGAATTCCATTTAGTATAACGCTATATAAAAAGTATTTGAATTAAACTAGTAGTAAAGCGATGCCAACGGCGTATGCATTTAGACCAAGCTGATTTACAAGCAAATAGTTTACGAGCGTAGGAAAATAGTATTGAATTACTTGTTTGATAATATTTGTTGCTAAAATATCCACATTAATTCAGAGTTTTGTTTTTATGTAATTTGAAATGATAGCGAAGTTCTTTTTCAAAAATGGCATAGTCTGCACTAAATTATTATTGCATAAGAAATCAATACTAGCAGATATGATAACCTTTTCAGCAGACGTGAGTGTCCCAAAAAGTTGGTCAAATATGTCTAAAACAAGTGTCTTCTTATCAAGTTTACTGGTTAATGCATTCTCAATACAGTTACAGATAAAAATAAGTAATTCATTATCAAATTTGAGACTGCCATAATTATCTATTTCTTTGACCTTTGCAACAATAGAGCTGACCAGATCGGACTTGTGAGCAGCAAGTTTAATAGAATTCTTCGGCTTAATATAAGAGAGATTGATGCTCATATATTAATCAATATAAAATAATTTTCGGGTATTTATTGTTCGGTTTCTGCTACACCGTAGACGTGAAAAAAGAAATCCATTGCTGGGTACATATTTGCAGTCGCTGGTACTGCAGTATCATAGCGTGTATAAAACAATCTTAAATTCACCATGTTTTTTGGTTTTTCAATAGTAATTGTGTTCATGTCATTAGTAAAGTTAAAGCTGCCAGCAAGAGCATTCGCACCTAAGGTAAACGTGCCAATAGATGCACTAGAATTATTTGAATTTGTTAGTGTGTTGTAGGCACAATTATTGAATGCTAATCCCCCAATATTTAACATGAGTGTTCTGTCAATTGCAAACGCTCCATATTGAGCTGCAGTTGCACCAAAAGTGATAAACGCAAGTGAAATATTAAATTTATCATATTTATCATACATGTCGCCTAAAATGGTTTTGAAGTCCACATTGTTCCAAGTAAAGTCATTCCTAAAAGTATTAATGGAGCCATAAGAATTTGTTACTGGAAATGCACCAGCCACTTCTGAAGTAAGAATCTGGCTTGTGTTTAAGTGAAAAGTTGCACACGCTCTATCCATTTGTATACAATAACAAAGTATTATTTTAATCAAAATAAATAAAATTATTTACTTATTTTGCTAAACAGGAGAAGTCTTACTTTAATACTTAACAAGTGCAGTTCCATTCTCACAGATCAACAAGCTGTCATACAGAGCGAAAAAGTCAAAGCGAACTACACCAGCTGCAGCAGTTGCATCAGTAGTAATGTTCCAGTAAATATCGCTGGTCAGAGTATTTGTTCCACTGAAAATTGCATCCTTGGATGCGGCAGCATACTCTTCTAGGTCTATTCCAATCGCAAAATTGGAACTGATAGAGGACACAGCCAATGCGCCAAAAACCTCTTGGTTAGCTACTGGATTTCCCACACCATAACTCAACACGTTCATATTAGGGCAATGAGATAAATCACTCAAAGAAGCAACACACTTGGACAACTCAGAAAAGTATTCAGCATTTGTTGAAGGCGCTTTACTAGGGACAAGCTTGGATCCAATGCGGACATTGTATTGCGACAGACCGTTAGATCCTGAAGCTAGTGGAAACATAGTAATGGCTCCAGCACTAGATCGTCTCATTGTCGCAATAATATGTTTCAAAGAACTAAACTTTGCAGGGATTGGTGCAGTAATCTGATTAACTGCTCCGTTAACAAGTGCAGCATTGTAAACATAGTTTCTATAACTGGGAATAACATACTGCAGAGGATGACCGCCTAAAGATTGGTTAATAATAGACATGGCAGAATCAGACAAGTCAATGAATGAAGCAATGTATTCAACATTTGTTAGCTGAAAGGCTACTGGTATACTGTCGCTGCAACAAAACATAGCAGGAGAAGAACAAAGCTGAAGCTCTAATCTAAGGGGGGCCGAGGTCATGCCAAAAAGTGGAACATACTGACTTCCGAGTGAGCCCAAAATAGATAACAAATTTATAGTATAAGTTCTTATTCCGGTTACGGAATTGGCTGCTATAAGAGCATTAGGGAATTCTGCGCCAACATTTAGTCTCTCACCTCCTGGGCAACTATACGCTTGAGAAGTTGCAGCATTCACCACGTCATCATATCTCATTCCAGAATTGATATTGTATTTCCCCTTAGAAGTAGTGTTGGATTTTTGCAGAGAAATTAAATTGGCTACACACATGCCGTAAGTATCTAAATCTTCTATGAGATTTGATCCATGATACAATCTTAATCTTTGAAATACACCGTGTGCTCCTGCGCGATCTAACCTTGTAAAGTTACTCGCAGCAATACCGTTTTGTACTGAAAGCCCAAACTTCAAAGATGATTCTGAGCCGATAAGAACCAAGTTGTTTCTAGTAGGAATGTTAATGATAATCGTTTGACCTGCAGCATATGGCCCCATTCCGTTTTGTGGTTGGATATTTGAGATGTAACCATTAGCCGAGCAACTTTCAATCTTGTTCTGATACTTTAAATTCTGTGGCAGCATTTATAAATTATGTAAACATTATATTTTTGCATAATTAATTATTGCTAAAACAAATAGCTTTAAAAAAATACATTTGGCGGAGCAGTGCTTTCTTGCGCAATAATTTCTTGCTTTCTGCCATTCATTTTCTCAATATTGCCTAAACGTTCACGTGCGGCTTTCATATCGTCCATCACTTTCTTATCAAGTTTGTCCGCAAGGTCTCTCCCAGTGTATCTAAAGCCGTTGCTTGCAGTGTCTCTCGCGGCGTTTCTGCTGAGCCGAGCTTCTTCTTGATCTCTTTTTTGATCTATATATGCAGCTCCATCTTTCAATGCAGACATGCCTTTCTGTCCAGCTAAAACATATTTTCCATACACTGGTATATTGCCTGCGCCTAAACCAACTGCTGCGCCAAATACTTTGTCCCCAATATCAGTTCCAATACGTAGTCCGTTTGTAATAGCACCTGATTTGAGAACAACATCTTTCGCTAAAGAATTCACCTGTCCCATAGGATCGCCTATGAGTTTGTTAACTTTATTGATTTGAGCCATATCTTTTTCACCTATTTTGCGAACGCCTCTCGCTACTTTATTGCCAAGTGATGAGAAAGCTCTTCCAATTTTCATGCCGAGTTGTAGTCCCATTATATTATAGACGAGTAATAAAATTTTTGTTGCTAAAGGGATTTGGTGGTTATGTCCAGTTGAAGAGTTACTGAAAAATGGCATCCATTTAAATCAAGAATGTCTCCGTCTTGGTCTGTCAATTTCAAATGCAAATAAGTTAAATTAGTCACATTATGCACTTCATTATAAGCATTATAAAAATTGGAATAAGTAATGATAGAGCCGCTAGATGATTGGATTGGAATTGAACACAAAATATTGCAATTGTTTGGCGTGGAATTATTAATATTATTGAGCATGAAGTTGTTTGAAGACACATAAATATTCCTTATGGTAAACAGGTTAATACAAATTGTTGACTTCAGAATATTAGCTGCACTAGTGTAGGTCACACCTGTTTTAAAACCCAGCATTTCAAAGCATGTAGAAGTTCCTAGCAACTGGAAAGCATAAGTGGTATTAGTAAAAGTATATGAATTGTCAAGTGCTGCATATGTGATTGTAAAGTTTGCTCCTAGAATTGTTCTCAATGCACTTGCTAAAGTTAAAACATTATAATTCCCTTGCGGAATGATTGCACTGAATGCTATTCCATTAATAGTATATTTTAGCACATCATTAAAGCTGTCACAATTAAAAAATGAAAATGGAATTGATGCGGTCTGAACAGAAACTGATATTTTTGAGCCGCGTGGAATGATTAGATTTGGCAGATCAAATAAGCATTCACTTGTATAGCCTTTGACATAATTAGTAGCACTTTGTGAATTGAGAAAAAGGCATATGGTTTGTTTATTCATCTTCTTGTATATTAGTCCTGATATTATACTCGGCTAGTGGACTGTTTTTAGCATTCTTTTCAGCCATTTTCTCAATGACCTTTTCAAATCCTGGAATGTTCTCATATCCTCGTGCAAATTTTTGCTCAACAAATTGAACTGTATTGTATGCATTTGTGTATTGCATCATGTCCCAGTTAATGATGATTCCTTCTGCCTCCTTCTCGGCATTTGTTAGTGCAGTGTAGTTGTAAGCTTGTTCCATTAAATAATTTGGATATTATATTTTTGCTAAATCAATTTTCGGTTATACTTAATAAATTAAAGTTTTTATACAATTTTCCATCAACAGTATCAATGTCCATGTGATTATACGGCTCATCATAAATGTAGTCATAAAATTGCAAAATATTCTTTTTGTCAAGATTGATAAGTTCGGCGAAGATATTTTCTCCTTCTTTCTTATTCTTTGGTTTAAAAATAGTTGCATTGGTTAGCTGTTTCCTGAGCAAAAGTGGTAACAAGTAATACGACTGCAAAGTGAAAATAAAACAGGCGGATAAATGTCTAGCTTTAATTATTAACTTATTAAGAAAAATAGTAAGAGCATTATCCTTCAGAGTGTTTGCAAAGTCATCTATAATAATGCAACTTGTCTCAATTGGTGTATCATTTTCAATAGCACTTTCTTTGAGCTCATTCAGATCTTCATAAATAGTTTGCAACAGTTCAATTGTCAGCTCATGGAAAACCTTGCTGTGTTTCTCAAACGGATGTTTTTGAACTGATAAGAAAGAACTCAGTGGAGTTATGTAGTAAATATTATCATACTTTTTTCTATAGTGCTTAGTAGATTTAAATAGATTAAGAAGTAGCGAGCTTTTCCCTGAACCTCCTGAGCCACACATAGCATAAATAAATCCATTTCTACAGGGTAAATGTGGGTTAACGTCCTCAAGAAAAATATTCATTTTCTCCTTAATTGGTGCACTAATTTCAAGATGACTTGGAGTTTCAGTGATGTTCATTATTTAAATATTATAATATTTTAAAAATTTATAATATTGTCCTATTTCATCATGCCAACAAATAAATCCGGTAAATCCGTATTCGCAGAAATCGCAGAACTTCCCTTTGATCCTTTAGAAGAATCAGACGAGAATGAACCATTAACAAAACCCAAAGCCCAGCCTAAGACCAAAGATGCAGTGGTTGTTAAAGAGAAAAAACAGAAGACCGCTGCACAAATGGCAAGCTTTCAAAAGACAGCTGAGATCAGACGCAATAATATTGAAGCACGCAAGCAACAGCAGCTCATAAACAGTGCAGAATTATTACTTGCCACAAAAGCAAAAGCAGTAGAAATTGCCAAGCCCCCAAAAGCAATTAAAAAACATGTGCCTGTTCCAGAGCCTGTTCTAGAGCCAAATGATGATGAATCAGAAGAAGAGAATGAAATAATTATAGTCAAGTCCAAGCCCAAGAAGCCTAAGAAAAAAATTACAAAAATAATAATTGAAAGTAGCGACAGCGACAGCGGCAGCTCAACTGACGATGGCGGTGCGCCAGTCAGACAAGAGCGTGTCTCAGTGCAGCGAAGACAAGAAGCTCCCCCAATGATTCGCCGAGCACCTAACTATTTTTTCTAATGTAATATCAAATGAGCAAGCACAAAAAGATTTACTTGTCTTTAGATGATTTGCATAAACTGTATGGCATTTCTCCAGAGGCGGTGAAGCGAATCAAGCAAAAGAAGCGTAAGAGAAAAGCGAAAAAAAAAGCACAGCAATCAGGTGTGAAAATGGGAGGACAAGCGTCTGAAAGTAACATGATTGGTTCATCCAATGCATTCAAGCGAACAAGTGATAATTTAAAAGAAGAAGCCAAAACAGAACATCATATAGCAGTATTGAATGAAGAGAATAAAAAGATAGAAGCAGCAGCAGCCGCAGCAGCCAATCCAAGAATAGCAGCGCCTACAACTCCACTAAGATTACCAGAGCCTGCTGCTGCTGCACCAGCATTGACCCCACTTCACAATACATTTATGCAGTTAGCAGATCACATGAAAAGCGGACGTGCAAAAGGCAAAGTGAACAAAACTGGATTCAGTTTGAATTATCCAGAGCGTAGAAGTAAGACCAGAAAAGGTCACGTTGAAAAAGAACCAGAACAAGAACAAGATGCAGATAATGAAACAGAAGTTGAAAGAGTCCAACCAATTTCATCCAAAAACAAAAAAGTAAAATTAAAATTAGTAACAGGTAGATGGGATGAAGATTCTGAAAATTCTCAACTGTATGATAGGCTATTAGACCCTGACGAAGAGAATGGAGATGATACAATATTTAACAATAATGTGGGCTCATCCAATATGAACAGAGAGCCAGTACATTCCATTTCATTTGAAGATGATGGACAAGATTATGGAATGGAAGGATACAATGCAGGGAGTGAGTTTTTTATAGGAGATGATGACGATCCAAATGATTTGCCTCCGCCTCTAGAGCCAGTAATAGAAGCACCAGAAGAAGCACCTGAAGAAGCACCTGAACAACCACCTGAACCAGTTGAAATTATTGCACAGCCTATTGTGGAACAAGCAATAATTGAGCCAGTAGTCAAGCAAAGAAAGCCACGCAAACTAAAAGAACAAAAGAAAGTAGGCAGTTATTCCAGAATGGAGATCAGACAGCTAGCGCATTCAAGAGGCATTCCTTTTGAAGATAAAGATACAATAATGGAGATTTACCATAAAATTTTCCCATGGATTCCTCCAGGCAAAAATGTTAACATTGAAATATAAAATTTCAATTACTTTGCTATATTTTTTATTCTTCTTTAAATATAACAAAATGAACACAGGATATTCAAATAATATAGCGATACCAAATATTAATGGATTGTTGGATATTAATGCAACAAGTGTGGAAGCAACAAGCATTGTTTTAAATGGGACTGATATAAGCACATCATTAGTGCAAGTGCCAATCAATTCAACAAATATTGCAGCTCTCCAACAAGCAACAACCGGAATAACTTATACAGCAGGAACAAACCAGACCACAATAGCTAACAATGTGACAATCACAGGAACATTAACAACTACACCGACATTAGCGACTCAGACTTATGTGACTACAGCAGTAGCAAATTTAGTTGCAGCAGCCCCAATTACACTTGATACGCTAAACGAGTTAGCTATTGCTCTTGGAAACGATCCAAATTTTGCAACTACAACAGCAAATCTAATAGGAACAAAGGCTTCACTAACTGCAGCTCAGACCATTTCAGGAGTGAATTTATTAAACAATACTGGAAATGTGTATTATGGTTCAGGTGCAAATTTAACAGGAATAGGTGTGCCAACTAATATGGTGACAACAGATACAGATCAAACCATAACTAGCGTTAAAACTTTTAATTCAGTCCCATTGTGCAATATATATCCGACAACTAATAATCAACTTGCCAATAAATCATATTGTGATAACTCTGTAATACTTGCAACTGCATCAAAAGCGGATATAGTTAGTACAGTTAATTTATCATTATCTCAAACGATAACCGGAGCTAAAACGTTTTCTAATGCTTCAAATAATTTTACAGGAACATTCACTGGATCAGGCTCAGGATTAACATTAACGAATTTACCAGCAAACACTTCACCAGTGGGAACGATCGTAATGTATGCATCAAATTCAATACCTACAGGTTGGCTTTTATGTGATGGATCATTAGTAAGTTCAACAACTTATTCTGCACTATTTGCTATCATTGGATACACCTACACACTAGGAACAACACCAACAACAGGAAATTTTTATTTACCTAATTTTATCGGCTTATTTGTAAGAGGAGCTGGGTCTAATACCTATGTAGCTACATCATCTGCAACAACGTTGGGACAAGTTCAGCCTCATCAAGTTAATCAACATTCACACACATTAGTTTCTGTTAATACTGATACTCAAGGAACAACCACATCTACACTTGTAGTAGATAATGTAGGAGGGGCTATTGGACTATCTTCTACCCATACATCAGTATCAAATCCAGTGGTGACTACAACCGCTACAACTGGAACAGGCAGAACTGATTATAACACGTATACACCTGGAGGGGTAATTCAATCTAATGAAAATCGCCCTAATAATATTTCAACGAATTATATTATTAAATGGGGTGGCGCTGATACCTTTATAGTTAATGCAGGCACAACGCCTACTTATACACAAGCAGGAGCAGTGCTAAATTTAACAAACAATGCTACTAGTGGAACAACAAGTATAGTATTAAAAAATGCAGCAGGAACAACAGTATCCCCAATTACTTGCACATCAACTGCAGTCACAATATCAGTTCCATTAACAGTATCCACATTAAACTTATCGACCATAACACTAATAAGTCCACCTTTAATGTCATATGTAACTCCGCCAGCATTATCCGCTTTTCAAATAGGTTATACAACTACATTTACAACCGCTTCAATTATTCCAGTGGCAGGTGCTTTTTTAAATATAGGCGCTATATGGATGCCTAATGGTGTGTGGATGGTAACAACTAATAATGTTTTAGTAACATCGGCGATTGCAACTGTATCGAGAATTGTATTTGAAACAACTACAAGTTATACTACTTTTACTAATAATAATTCTATACAACAGAGGTGTAATACTGTTGTTATTCCAACAGGAAGCGCACAAGCTTATAATTCAACTGTAGTGTTAACAATGGCAGCTAGTGATAGGTTTTGGGCAAATATGAGTTGTAATTTTACTCCTGCAGGGTCCTTAACTTGTCAAGCAACTATTCAAGCAACAAGAATAGCTTAAAATTTAAAATCACCTATTTTATAATGGTGATGTATATTACAATGAAGTCTACAAAAGATTTGAAAATAGAAGAGCTAAATAAACTTTTAAATAAATTAAAGGAAGAAAACATAGCATTAAAAAAACAAATTGCTTTGTTGTACAACAACTGGAATTATGACTACGCTAGGTTCACTGAACTGAAAGAGAAATGTCAGAACAAATAATTTATTATATGCATTACTTATATAATGAATTTCGGTGCTTTGCAGAACGCGTTAAAAAGTTCATACATGTCAAATGACAAGGCGGAAAAAGAATTATTAAAATCTGGATACACTTTAGATAAAGAATTATCTGGACAGCGAGCCAAAGTTTATGTGGACAAAAATGGTAAGCCAACGATTGCATACAGAGGAACAAATAATCTCAAAGATTTGTGGACTGACTTATCAATTCCCCTTGGGTTTGCGCATAAAACAAATAGAGTGAAACATGCAAAGATGGTTGCAAAACAAGTAGAAGCAAAATACGGTCAGAAGGCTGATGCAGTTGGTCACAGTCTTGGAGGCTATCTGGCGGAAGTGTCTGGAGCAAATGGAAATGTGGTTACATATAATAAAGCATCAGCTGGAGCACCAAAGCGAAATGCGTCACAAATAGATATCCGAACAAAAAAAGATGTAGTCTCAATGTTAACTCCAAAGGACGACTCCGCGATAACAATCAGGTCACCGAGTCAAAATTTATTGACAGAGCATAAGTTGGACTCGTTGTCAAGAGAAGATGCAGATAAATTAATTTTGCAGGAGTGAAGCGAAAAAAAGAAAGGAAAGAGTGCAATATGGAGTGAGATAAGGCGCGCGAAGTTGAATTAACAGGCCACCGTCCACTCACTCACTTCATTTGAATTGTTTCAAATT